TTAGCTACTGCATTGACAAGTATTACCTGGTCCTTTGCATCCAACGATTCCAAGACTGACCTTACCTTGCAAGGTGGTTTCCTCTGTGTTGGTGTCATTCCTTCTAGCATTGTTTTCCCTTTCTGTTTCCTTTATCAAGTTTAGAGCTAAATCCCCGATTTCTGGCTCAAGGTAGTGCCATTCGACCTGCATAATTCTTTCTAGTAGCAGGGCAAGGTTGCGGCGTATTGCCTCTAGGTCGTTTGACCAGACTAGGTTGTCATCTTTTAGTAGGTTAATAGCTTCAAAGATTTCACGCTCATCGGCGTTTGAAAAGTGTGTCATCTTGCACCTCTAGTAATAAACGAGATAAAAAGCCTTTTGTATCTCATCATCATGTAAGCCCAATGGACACGCTTGATGCGCCAGTTGATAGTTTGCTTCTCGGCTCTATGCTTTGCCAATGTCACGCACCGCCTCGATTACTTCGACCACTCGCTCAAGTGTGTCAATGTCTATGCTCATGCTTAGGATTGCGTCTTTGTGAAGTGAGTAGATAACTTGCTCACTAAAATACTCAGCCATGTCTTTTGCGCCCTGTTCGTATCCTTTAGCGTAAGCCTTTTCTCTGCCTTTCTTGATACGCAAAGCCCAATCAAATCCAGTCATTTCTTAGCTTCCCCTCGAATTACCTTGGCTCGGTGTTCAATGTCTTTGGCTGTCTTGACGAGTTCAGCAAGCTCTCGGCTTATCATCTCTAAACGAGCTTCAAACTCAAGCAACTTGATGTCTATTTCTTTTGGCCCCATCATTTTCTCCTTTCGGCTAGGTGTGCTTCCATGTCAATTCGGTACTGACCTTCTATCTCGTCAGCGATGTCCTCAACTGTGATTGCTACATTCTGCTCTTGATGGATACGAATGAAGTCAAGGATTGACTCTCTCTGGTGTCTAACTCCAGCTCTAAATCCCTCTGTGTATAGTGTCTGCATGATTACCTCGATGAGATGTTGTACTCAGGGTCAACATAGATTTCGATGTTGTCCACAATTTCGATAACCCTAGCGATTGCTTTGGTTGGTACTGGGTAGGCAGCTTTGATGAGGCTAAGAATTTCATTTTTCATCAACATTCTGCCCATGTAGATTCCGTCTGACTTTGCAACACCAAAGTTGTACTGGTGAGGCTGGAAGTCGGTTACTGCAAACTCAAGTGCTTCTGGATTGTAATTAGGCATTTTCTCTCATTTCTTTGTAGGTTGTTTTGATATGTTCTACTAGCTCAATTCGAGCTTTGGCTTCGTTGCGGCTGACCGAATCGTTGCCAGGTATCCCTGCTTGTAGTGTGAACTGATTTTCAGTCCAACGCTGTGCCTCGGCAATAATCCTTTCAGCTAGTTTTTCCTCGTTCATTTGTTATCCCTGTTTTCTGCGTATAGCGATTGCATTGTTACCAAGAAGGCAACCAGCACACCGACAATACCGACAGTCAAACCGAGTGTTGCATCTATCAGTTGCACGATAAAGCTGGACAACATGATGACCGAAAGTGAAACTATGTACACAATCATTCGGGCCATTATGAACCCCTTTCTGCAAGCTTTTGCTTACAGTTCAATAATAGGGTTTTTTACAAGAATTTGGGAGATTTCTGCCTATTTTTTGGCAATGTTATCAAATCGTTACAAAAGGCTTTTTACGCTGATTGTGGCCCCTGGCTCAATGCCCTCGGCATAAAGCTTTCTAGCTGAGATACGAACTATACGACTGTCATCGGTTACAACGCCTGAGTCAGTCAAAGAATCGCCTACTGCTCTAATGAGCTTGTCTAGGTCTGGTGACACGCTTGGGAGCGGTCTAGTTACTGATTTGGGTTTTGGCATGTAGAAATTGACCACAAGCTCACAAGGGTCATCTATTGGAATCCAGTCATTTGGTAGTGCTTCTGTCGCTGACTGTGCGATTGCTTTGCGCCAAGCCTTATGCTTTGAGCTGTTGACTTGAACAATTCTGCCACGCATGATTGCGTGTGAACCTTGGCTGGCTGGGTCACCTGTGACGCTAAAGCTTACCTCTGCCATGTAGTTCCCATGCTGCAATTATCGCAGCAATAGTGTAAAGGATACCGAAGGCTAGTCCCAAGCCACCTAGAACGCTAGTTGTATTCGTAGATAGGTTTATTAGTATGCTTGCGGTGATAGCAGGGACTAGCCAACGGAGATTACTCAAAAGGGAAGTGATTCCCTGTGTGTCGGTTCAAAGATTTCCTCGATTGCAGCTAGTGGCTCTGCTGGAACTACCTTTGGGTTGTTGATGCTGACCTTGATTGACTGCTTAGCTTCGCCCTCTTTGTTGGTCCAGTTGTCTATCTCTGATGAGTAGAGTCCCTCGACCTGAAGGGTGTCACCGACCTCAAAGGTGGTTGGCTGTGCAAGCCAGACTGTGTAACGCTTGTTGATTGTTTCGCCAGCCTTGCTTTGGAATGATTCTACTAGCTCGATGCCTTTGCCCTCGTAAAATACTCGGCTAATTGCACCCTTTACTTTGATTATTGCCATCTCTTGTTTCCTTATCTCTTGTTGTTTTACTCTAGTGGTCACCTATGACATGGTTGGGGTTGGTGCAGTCAAGGTGTCCACAAGACCTAGTGCCTGGCAAGACTGGCTTGCCATCAAAAATTGGAATGGTGAGCGTGAGCTTATCGAACTCACCCTGCCAAGGTATGCACTTCTCTGAGCCATACTTGATGACCAGAGCTTTATGCATCCGACAGGATTGGCACTTGAGGTCTTTACGCTTACGCTTTTGGGTGTTGACCTTCCAAGTAGAGCCACACCGACAGCACAAAGCAACATTGTCATCCACGCCATAATCTTAGCCGACCACTCTGGAAAGATGACCCTCAAACCTCAGAGCGACTTCACCGAGTCCACCGTGTCGGTTCTTAGCAACCTTCATTATCATCTGACTCTTTTGCCACTCGAACTGGTCCTCGTCAACCTGCCGTCTATGAAGCAAGATAACAGCATCTGCATCCTGCTCGATACCACCAGAATCTCTTAGGTCTGCCATGTCAGGCTCAGAGTCCTTACGCTGCTCAGGACCTCGGTTGAGCTGGGCTAGAGCGATGACAGGAACATTCAAATCTCTAGCTAGGTTCTTTAGTCCGATTGAGATGTCAGTAATCATCTCGTAACGCTTTCGGCCTTTTTCGGTGTCTTGAATCAAGCCAAGATAGTCAACAACGATTGCTTGCAGTCCGTTGTTTCCTTTTACGCTGTTTGCCAAAGCTCGTATCTGCATTAGGTTTTGACCTGACTTGTCATGGATAGCAAGTTGGTGATTTTGGATGTCTTGCCTGACCTTGGCAATCCTGTCCCACTCCCACTCTTTGAGGTTTCCCTTTTCGATACTGCCGATGTAAACCTCAGCTTCCATGCTAATGATTCGGTTGTAGAGTTCGTTCTTTCCCATTTCAAGGCTGTGAAAAGATACAGGGCCAGTCTTAGATAGCTCCCAAGCAATCTGCAAACCAACGATTGTCTTACCAACACCAGGTCTTGCACCGATGATGTAAAGCGCACCTGGTCGAAATCCTGCAATGACTTCATTGAGTAGAGGCCAAGGGCTTTCAGGGTAATGCTTTGGCTTGTCAATCTCATCAAGGTATGGAATTAGCTCATCAGACACATAGCTTGGCTTTACTGCCGAGTTACGGTCTATGAGGTTGTCAATCTCTTTCTTAGCTGAGTCAAAGACTGTTGCTAAATCCTCGTGCTGAGCCTTGCTGTGAATCATAGTTCCAGCAATAGCCAGTCTGCGTCTTGTGGCTTCTTCGACTACCTTGCTGGCGTAGAACTTGACCGAAGCGGCAGTTGGGGTAGCTGTAATGACATCGTGGAGGTAGCTCGCTAGTTTCGGCAGAGCTGCACCCACAGTCATAACATCTATCGGCTGGCGATTGGCCTTCATCTCCAGAATGGTTTTGTAGATTCGCTCATTCTGTATGTCATCAAAGTCGCTAGGTGCGAGCGTGAGTTCCTCTAGTGCTTTGCCGTTGGTCAGTAATACTGAACCAATTACTGATTGCTCAAAGTGTGTCATTTGATTCTCCCTACAAACAGCTTAGGCAAAGGTTTTGCTTCAGCGACTTCAACACTCTCATAGAGTCCCTTGTTTAGCCAAGAGGCTGGGTATGGAATGTATTTCATTTCTGGCAACTTTCCCTCAGCGTAGGCTTTGGTCAGCTTCAATAACTCATCAGCGGTTTTGCTTTTGGTTGCTTTGTTCCAAGCTTTGAGTGCATCACCCTTGGCTACCTTTTTGGGGTAAAGATTCCAAAACTTCTCAAACTCATCATCGCTGGTTTTCTTTGATGGTTCTTTGATGGTTAATATGATGTTTTGCGTGCCAACAGGTGTCACCCCTGATTTACCTGAGCTGTCACCCCTGCTTACCCAGTCTGTCACCCCTGATGTCGAATCTGTCACCCCTGACTTGATTGTGAGCCAGTAAAGATTCGTCTTGTATTGACCTCTGATGGGTGCGTTTTGTAGCTCGACTCTTAGCTCACCAAGGTCAACAAGTTCTTGTATGTCACGCTTTACCGAACGCTCTGAGGCGTTAGCGTACCGAGCTAGGGTGCTTATTGAGGGCCAAGCTCCCTGGTCTCCAAGGTGGTTGGCAATGCCAAGTAAAACTAACTTTGCTCTGCCAGTTGCTTTTGACTGGTTTAGTACGAGCGATACAGCTTCGATACTCATGCGACACTCGCTCTGTCAAGCATAAGCATCATTACAGTCGGTGAAATTAGCTTTGACTCAAACGCATCTTTGAGAAGCATGGCCCAGTCACCAGCATCAAGTCCATAAGCTTTGTAATCCATCTCAGCCATGAAGATGTTGTTTGCGTAGTAAGGCAGAATCTCTGCCAATGATTTATTTGTCCAGTTAAACACTAAATGTGCCTTCCTTTTTGGGTTGGCACACTATACTTAGTAGCGATGCCAACAGTCTGTTTGTTGGTTGTCAACGCCCTCTAGGAGTTAGCCTTCTAGGGGGCATCTTTTTTATTCGGTTGTAGCTTTACAGTAGCACCTTAAAAGTATTCTGCGTCACTTTCAAGTAAATCTTTTGTAAAGTCGTTATTTAGCAGCCACCAGCCACCATGCCCAAAGATAGGCACTTCGAGTGGGTTTTCATGGTTTCTTAGCTTCCAGCCCAGCTTACGACCCAGCTCAGCGAACTCGGCATTGGACTCTAGCCTTGAGTTAGCATCGGCACACAGGGCAATGATGTTGCTTGGGACATCTCTAGCCGAGCTGCCACCCATGCCTCTGTTTTGTCGGTGGTGGGGTATAAGGTCATCACCTGTCGAGCCACAATGCCAGCAGCCCAAGTCACGCTCTAAGTATTTCAAGAATTGTTTTTTAGTCATCGAACGGGTCATAAATCTTGGCTGGCATCTCTCCTGGTTGAAAACCTAGAGCGATTGTGGTTTCGGACACGCCACCATTGACTGCTTCAACAATGTCGGTGTTGTCGGTTATGTCGGTTTGACAAGTGTGCTTACGCCGCCACTCTCGGACAAGTTTGATTGCCTGAGCATCATCAGTCTTTATTTTGGCCCCACAGGAGCAGGATTCGGCTATCACTTGACAAGGCTACCAGCTAGGCGTGTCTCCATTGAAGTTCGACATTCTTGCTCATTACAGCCATCATGGTTGCCTGGTCTGACAGGGTTTTCATCTTGGTCTTGATGCGGTTGTATTCAGCCCTAGCTAGGTCAGCCTTGAGCTTTTCCTCTACTGCTTGCAACTTAGCCACAGCCTGTCTGTCTGCCACAGTCCCTGAGTTGTTGATAAAGGCTAGTGAGATAGCTCGGTCATACGCCGAATCAGCATCTGCCAGCTTGCACTCAGCATCGTAGAGAGCGTTAGCTCCCTTGTCCATCTCTCTCGTCAGCCTTTGTAGTTCCTCGACTATGTGGCCTGGTGTAATAATTTCCATTTTTTAGTCTTGTTGCCCTCTCTCTTTGAAGTTGCCAGATGGTGCTTACTAGGTCAAACTCGCCCAGCATGAATTGTTCTTGTAGGCACTCTTGAGTTTCAAGAATTGACGCTACCAGAATCCTCTTTGCTTGTGAGTCCATTAGCTATTGCCTTAATCTTGTCGAGAGTTGCGCTTGTTGCTCCACCTGTTTTGGCTTCGCTATACAACAATCGTAAACCCTCGATGTCACTTCCTAAAGCGTCAGCCATTGAGAGCCAGTCTTTAGCAGTTGCTTTTGTGTTTCTTGCAACTTTGTCCATCTCCTCTCGGCTTGGTCGTTTACCTTTAGGACTAAACTCACCACCGAGTGCCGAGATTGCTCTACCCAAAGCTGAGGTCGCACAGTTCTCGACATGGCTAATTTTGTTTACAGGTGAAGTGCCAATGCGTTCCTCTGCAAAGTCAACTGTGGTTGGGTGCTTGTCGTTCTTGTCTGTCCAGACCGAAGCTTTTATTATGACTTGGTTGTCTGACTGACTAACGATGTCTAACTTGAACCGACCTGCTGGAAACTTTTTCCAAAATAAGTCAATGCGTTCTTGAACGGTTTGATATTCATTGAGGTTGAAGTGTGCCATTTATTTTGCCCTTTCGTGGTGTAAGTACGGAGCGCCACCAGCTCTTGACCTAAGACTGAGCAGATGCTCTCCGTAGACCAGACCTCGTTTTGCCCCATCCATTGCTTGTATAACTCTAGCCTTTAGCTCTGTCATTTTGGTGTTAGCTTTCTCAAAATCTGTGACCGAGTTTATGTAGTGCATACCCAAGTCATCAAGGTCAACCTCTGTGTCGGAGATACCAGGCGATAAAGCTCTGACTGTTTCAAGTGTCGAGTTGCTTCCATCCCAGTAGGGCATCTTCATGTCCAAGCAAGCCTGACGGAATCTCACAGCAGCATCCCAAAGTGTTTCAGCCTCAAACTCATCCCACTCGATGTCAAACTCCATGTAGCTCGACCCTGCGAGTGCAACTAACTTAGCTTGCTTGATACCGAACACTCTCATGTACCAAAGCACTTGTGCGCGGTAAGCCTGTGGCACACCAGTCCAGTAATCCCTAGAGAACTTGACCTCTACAATTCCCCACTCACCATCAGCGGTTTTGTAAAGTCCATCAGGGTTAGACCTAGCCCAAGGGTTTTCTTTGTTCGCCCATGTTCCTGTTTCGTAGATTTCTAACTCAGGATGTTCGTCAGC